GCTCTAAAACACACAAAAACATATCTACAACCCATTTTTAGTTTCTAGGTATATCTTTGCTTGTGTTTATATGCAAAAGTGTTTTACAGGGTCATTGTGTAGGTGATTTTTGAATGTGCTTAATTTTTAATCACTCTATTATAATATTATATAAGAGATATATAAAATATATGTATTAAAACCATTTTAATAATGAATATAAACATAGTTTATATTCATAGTTATTAATACTTTAATATTATAAGCGATAAGAAGTTATTAACAGTTTATCCACAACTTATCCACATTTAATCCACAATGTGTGTTACCATAGTTTTAAAAAGGAGACAGCTATGATAACCCAAAATGAATTAAAAAATGCTTTAAGTTATAACGAAAATACAGGGATATTTTTGTGGAAGCAGGACAATAAATTTAACCGAGTAAAAGGTGGGACAAAAGCTGGATTAATCCATGCTCATGGTTATGTAAAAATATGTATCAACAGAAAATCTTACATGGCTCATCGGTTGGCTTGGTTATATGTGCATGGATATTTTCCAGAGACCATAGATCACATTAATGGCATTAGATGTGATAACAGGATTGAAAATTTAAGACCATGCACTCGATCAGAAAACAACTACAACTCACGAATGAGAAGTGATAACACTTCAGGGGTCAAGGGTGTATTTTGGTCAACTAAATATAAAAAATGGGTGGCTAGGATTTATGTAAACAAGGAAGGAATATCACTTGGCTACCACACAGATTTCTTTGAGGCTTGCTGTGCAATATTTTCAGCGAGAAAGAAATATCACAAAGAATTTGCGTATTTATAAAAAGTGCTTGACAAGGTAAACATAATCATTTAACTTGATAACACACTAACTTTCTAACTAGGGGACATTATGATTAGTCGTAAGATCAGAATATGTGTAGATTGCATACACTTCGAACAATCTAAAGATATGGGATCACTTTGCACAAGAATACCTATCATCGATTTAATATCTGGAAATAAAACTTATAACTCTGCCGTATCACAAAGACATGGTGGAAATTGTGGGACTGCTGGACAATACTTTGAACCCATAGCAAGTAAAGTAAGAGACTATCAATGGGATCAAACTTTGGACAACAATCCATTTTAACTAAAAGGGGAATAACATGAAAAAAATAGCAATCATTACAGGTATGGTTTTATCACTTATCGCATTAAGAGCTTATGCGTGCTACACACAAACTTATATTGTAGATGGTCGTATCATTAACTGCACAACGTGCGGCAATGTGACTAACTGCTTTTAAGCTGTTTAAACACACTAACTAGGGGATAACAATGGAAATTGTATTAAATGAATTGAGGGTTCAAATAGAATCCTTACGACTAGACGACATGAAGCTTGATGTCAAAATCAATAAGCTTGATGATCGTATCAAAAGACTAGAACAAGTCATCAATAATTTAGCAATTCTCTTATCGGAGGTTCAACATGGCAAACGATAGAGATGATTTTCTACCTGAGATAAGAAATAGTGCTTGGTGGGCATCTGACACCCGTATGGTTATGAATGGCAAAGCTGTTGAGGTCATCATGCAAAAACAAGGCAAAATTGATCCCCCTGATTTGTCTCAAATAGAGGCTGTTCAGATGGGTCATGTTATGCAACCCATTATTGGTAGGTTAGCACAAGACAAACTCAAAATGGAGTTAAAAGATGCAGATTACCCTCTCACACATCCAGATCATAGCTGGCTACGTTCCCATTTCGATTTTATTTCTGCTGATGGTCGAGTATTGGTCGAAGCAAAGAATTACAACATTAATGCAAGGAATAAGTTTGATGCAGATAGCAATAGGATTCCTCCTGCTGACTATGCTCAAATTCTACACGAAGCAACCGTTCACAGAGTTGATCGTGTCGTTTTGGCTGTCTTATTTGGCGGTCAAGAGTTTCAGACGTTTGACTTTACCTTCACGCAAGAAGAAAAAGACAAACTCATAAAAGATATGGCGGTGTATTGGGGTCATGTCAAGGCTGACACACTACCAGCACCTGAAACACTCGAAGCAACAAAGCTAATCTACCCACAAGACAATGGTCAGTCTATGGTGGCATCACAAGCTCTTGAAACAGCTATTCAACAACTTAAACAAATAAAAGGACAAATTAAAGTCTATGAGGAACAATCTGATATTCTTGAAACCGCTATTCGTGGGGCTATGCAAAATTACGGTGACATTGTTAGCGTTAGTGGTGAAACTTTAGTCACATGGCGCTCTGCCAAAGTATCAAAGCGTTTTAGCTCTGATCTGTTTAAACAGTCTATGCCAGAGGTTTATGAGCAATTTGTAGTAGAAATGCCGGGGTCAAGGCGGTTCCTTGTCAAATAATCTAACTTTTAGGGGATAAAAAATGGATTCACAAACAACAGAAATTTTGTCACACTTAAAGCAACATAAAACAATTACAGCCATTGAAGCACTTAAGCTTTATGGATGTTTTAGGTTAGCAGCTCGTATTTATGATTTGGCTCAAGCAGGAAATGAGATCGATTGCAAAATCGTGAAAATTTCTGGTAGGGGGGGAGCCAAACGAATTGCTGAATATTCTTTAAGAAAGGCAGCGAATTAAAATGAAAGAATTTGTAGAAAAAGCTAGAGAACTGTATCCAGAATCTGTGCGTATGCAATTAGATTGGATACTACAAAAGGAAGAAATTAAGGTGAGGAATATGCAACCTTATATCAATCCGCAAACTTGGAGCAACATTAAAAAGATTTCTAACCACAGGGGAGTAAAAATAAAATGAATCACATCATTCCGTTTGAAGAAATGAGAGGCATGGCAGATGCCATAGCCAAATCAAAGCTGTTCGGTATGCAAACACCTGAACAAGTCCTAGCACTCATGGCAATCGCGCAAGCTGAGGGGCTGCATCCTGCCATGGCTGCACGGGACTACCATATTATCCAAGGCAGACCAGCATTAAAAGCTGATGCCATGCTCGCTAGATTTCAAAGCGCTGGGGGTAAGGTGGAATGGAAAGATTATACTGATGAGAAAGTCACTGGTATATTCTCCCATCCCAATGGTGGATCGATTGAACTCACATGGACAATCGAACAAGCCAAGCGTATTGGTTTAGCTGGCAAGGATAATTGGGCTAAGTATCCTAGAGCTATGTTAAGAGCTAGGGTAGTCAGTGAGGGTATTCGAACTGTATTTCCAGGCTGTGTAGTTGGCACCTACACGCCTGAAGAGATACAAGACTTCGATAGCAAACCACAAGAGGTAGATGTCACTCCTACAGTTCAAGCCTTACAAAAAAAGGAAGTGAACTTTGATGATATGGAAGATGATAAACCTTTCAATGAACTATCTATTCCTATCTTTATTCCAGGAAGCGATGAGCCTTATGCTCAGTATGCTACCAACAAGGAATGGATCACAGCCTATACAGATTTGTATAAAAAGATATGGACTAGCACTAAGTATTCAGTAGAGGATAAGGGACACAAGCTTGATGATTTAAGAGATGCTAACATCGATTTAATCCACAAGTTGTCAGCACTTGAACAAATTGAAATTACAAAAATAACTACATTAATTAGGAAAGGCGAATAGTCATGGCAGAGTTTATACACAAACCAGGAACAGGAAGTTTACTTACCAATAAGAATATGAAGTCAGAGAAGGCACCACACTTTACAGGCAAGCTTGTGATTAAGCGTGACTACAAAGCTGGTGACACTATTCAGTTAGGTGCATGGCAACGCACTAATGCCAATGGCACTCTGATTACTTTATCTGAAGATACATACCGCTTCGATCAGCAACAACAAAGAGCAGCACAGTATCCTAAAGAAGTAAACACAAGAGAGTTCGATGATGAGGATGTGCCCTTTTAGTGGTTAAGTTAAGTTTGCCCTATCCTCCATCAGTGAATAACTATTGGATAGCATCAGGACATAGAAGATTTATTTCGAAGCGAGGCAAAGAGTTTAAACAGGCTGTGTGGTTAGAGCTCATGCAATCTAAAGCTAAATCATTCGGTGATGATTTGCTTGAGGTTCACATAGACTTATATCCTAGAAACAAAAGGCTCATGGATATAGACAATTGCTGTAAATCTATTTTAGATGCACTGCAAGATGCTGGACTATACAATGATGACAAGCAAGTCTATCGTCTTGTCATTGAAAGAAAAGAAATCGTGTCAGGTGGTGGGGCAATCGTGAGAGTTGATCGATACAAAACCCCCCAAGCCTGAATGGGAAACCACGCCCTGTGGTTAGTTAGAACGTTACGAGGAGACGTTTCAGGTATCCTCACTTATTTTATTTAAGGGGATTTATATGGCAAAAGTATTTATCGCAACACCTATGTATGGTGGTCAATGTTATGGCTACTACACACAATCAGTTTTAATGCTTCAAAGAGTATTAGATCAAAATAATATTGAATCTGTTTTTAGTTTTATGTTTAATGAATCTCTTATCACAAGAGCACGCAATGCTTTAACACATGGCTTCTTAAACTCAGATGCTACACACATGATGTTTATTGATAGTGACATTAGATTTAATCCTAATGATTTGGTCAAGATGATTGAAGCTGATAAAGATATTATCTGTGGACTATATCCTAAAAAAGAAATTAACTTTGCAAGCGTTAAAAAATCTATTGAAAATGGTGTCAAGACAGAAGATTTAAAATATTACACAGGTTCTTTTGTAGTAAATCTTGTAGGTTATGCTGGGGATACAGTGGTGCCTTTGAATGATCCAGTTGAGATATGGAATGGTGGTACAGGCTTTATGCTTATCAAACGTGAAGTCTTTGAGAAGTTAAAGGATGTATGCCCTACATATAATAATGATGTAACTGATCTAGGAGGATCAATAAAGGCTCAGGCTCCGATTGTGGAATACTTTGCGACTTCAATTGAACCGGAAACAAATAGGCTACTTTCTGAGGATTATCATTTCTGTCGTACAGCACGTTTAAACAACATAAAGGTATGGGGAGCGCCATGGGCGCGTCTTGCTCATGTTGGGACATATACTTTTGAAGGACAGTTAGTCCCTGCTCCTTAACGTTTAGTTTTTCTAGCGGTCTTGAGAGATTGTTTAAACGCTTTAGCTGTTGGGGCACCTTTAGTTCCAGGTGCTCTCATACGCTCACCACTACCCTGAGCTATGCGTGCTCTCTTTTTATGAATGTTTGCATATAAACCAGGCTTCATCTTCCACACCCCCATCGTCTTAATGATGCTGCTTTCCTTGTAGGTCTGCCTTTACTATCTTTCATAGGACCAGGCATACCACTCATCCTAGCACAAAATGATTTCTTTCTAGCTGAATCTTTTTTAGTTTTAGGGTTAGGTGCAGGTGCTTTGAGGTTAGAACCTGTAGCACGATTGTATTTAGCACGACCCTTAGCTGTTAAGCCAGCGCCTTTAGATGCAGGTAACTTCTCACCACGACCAATAGATAAACTAACTGCCATATTTTTTAGTCCCAAAGTTGTCAATGATTAGAGCCATCTTGCGAGGCTTATCTTCTTTACGATTAGGTATAGAGATGTGTGTCCATGAATCAAATTCTCTTATCACTTGATCGTAAGGTAGATCGCTCTTAATGATAGCACGCACTACTTCATCTGGTG